GGTTACACGTTTAGAGAGACAGATGACTGGTCTGGTGTTGCTGGTAATACTATTGTTAAATCTTTCTCTCTATCAAATATACCTTTAGCTAATTGGGGTACTGGTTTTATTGAGGTTGAAGGTAAGGGTAAAGTAAAAGATGCTGTTGTTGTATATAGTTACAGAGTTGACAGGTGTTACGATCCCCAGTCTGATCCATCATGTGCAGGATACATTAAACCTATACCTAATATACCCGAAGTAGAAGTGTATGATGCTCTGGGGGATGAGTATGTACTTAAGGCTATGAATACAGATACAGATTTTGAGTACGACGAAGAAGGAAATATTATAGAAGATGATGAAGAAGAGGAAGAAGACACACGTATAGAGATGGGTCTAACCGCTTCAGCTAACGCTTTAACTCTACTTAATAAGCAAGGTCAAGATGATATAATCATGGCTATCAACCAACAAACTAATATCAATATGTATTACAATGCCAGTATGAATGGCGGTACATTAAATGATGCGGCTGGACTAAAGGATGGTACAATACCTGACAACAAGAAAGCCCTAAGAAATAATTTAGCACAACAGATACTGCACGAACAAATGATTGATATGCAGTATAATAAATGAGGTTTAATATGAAATATCTAGTAACAGCACTATCACTATCCCTAATAGCTTTACCTGCACTAGCAAAAAACGTAACTATAACAGGAAAAGTACAAGCTAAGTGTGTAATACAAACAACTAAGGATGGTGTTTACGGAAACCCAATAGCTAGTAAGTTAAGCACAACACCTTCTGATGGTGGCGTACTACCTGTAATTAGGTATGATGTATCTATAGCAGATTCTTACACAGCTAATATAACTCACCCTACATCCTTTAGTTCTTCTCCAACCCTTAACGACACAGTTGCATGGACAGGAAGTACAAGCGTTACACAAACGTCTATTGCTGGTATGTCAGCTTATGAAGCCGCCAAGTTAGTAGTAGACAACACAACAATATTTGATCTAACACTTGCAGGGTCAACATGGTTTTCTACTGCATCAAGTGCTACCTATGGGTCAGCTAAACCTTTCGTCGGAGGGGTCTATACTGCACTAGTACAGGCTAGTTGTATTGCTAAATAGGCTTGTAATACTTTTTCTGTTATGGTCATTTTCTACTTCAGCCCATGAGATGACACCAGCTTACCCTGTTGTTAAACCATCTCATGTAGCTGGGGTAGTTAAAGTAGAGATGTCTCTGTTTAACTCTAGAGAAGAAATAGAATGGTATCAGATTGAGTTGTTTGATTTAAATTGGATGAACATACCCTTTTCCACTACATACCGAATTATAAATGTAGGGTACAAAGAGAGAAAGTCTTTTGAGGTATATATACGTAAGATGGATATGGACGAAGCTGTATATCTATGTACTACGTCTAAGGTAAGAAAAACTAGCAAGTCTAGAACTCTTATTTCCTCTAAGATATGTTCAAGATTAGATGGTGAACCCGCATGAGATTATTATTTACCCTTTGTTTTGTAGCTAGTTCTGCTGTAGCAGACAGTAGCTCACTTTCGTTGTCCCTACCAAGCCCTCCCATGAACTACCAGTCGGACTCATTTTCCACTGGTAACACAAGGTGTAGTAACGCTGTTGGTGGAGGAGTAAACCTTGAGTACGGTGTAACAGGTGTGTTGTCTAGTTTAGATACAATTAATAGGGGTAAAGATATAGGCGTATATGCTAGGATTGTTATACCTTTAGATAAACCAAAGGCTCGTATTAACTGTAACGACCTATATCAAATAGAGTTAACTCAACGTAGACTAGAGATACAGAAACTACGAGATGAACTAGAGCAACTAAAGAACCTACAAAGTTCTGGTGGTGGGATGGAGTTTGAAAACTAATGGTTGATACAACTAAGATAGCAAGTGATATTGAGGGTCTATCGGATAGACAAATTAAAGCTGGTGGAGTTAAACTTACTGCTGGCTCTATTATGGCTATACTAGCTTTCTTATCTACAGTAGTTGGTGGTCTATATGGTGGCTTTGTAATGTACCAAAAGATAGAAGAAGTTGCTGGACTAGACCTAAGTGCATACCAACAGCAGATGGATGTAATGGATGCTAAAGTATCTGGTATATCTGAGAAGGTTGAAGAGAGTGTAGAGTACACTAGAGACATTAAGAATGGTCTGAAGGATGATCTATTACGCATAGAACAACAGACTGATAGAGTAGAAGACATGGTACGTGACAATGAAGACAAGGTACGTAAGATGATTGATGGTGCTGAAGTTCGCTTTGAGAACCAGAGAGAACGTGTCAGAGTATCACAGAGTGGTTCCATGAAAGAGTTAGAAGATAAGTTAATGGATAAACTGCAAAGAGCATTAGATAACCCTCTTTCAGACTAGGAGATTATTATGACAGAGTTTGATAAAGTAGATAAAGACGGTAGTGGTAGTATAGATAGATCAGAATGGGAAGCACTTGAGTTAGAAGATAGACGTAGACGACTAGATGATGAAGACGCACAACGTGATGCACAGAGACGTATGGCTTGGTTCTGCTTAGTTGGTATGCTTGCATATCCTTTCTTAGTATTGTTGTGTAGTATAGTAGGTGCAGAGAAAGCGGCTGACATCATAGGATCTATGGCTAGTATATATTTTCTATCGGTGGCTGGTATAGTTGGCGTATTCTTTGGTGTTACTAATATGAGTAAGAAAGAAGTGAAGGGAAACAATGACTGATGCTAGGATTAAACTTAATAAGTCAAGTAGCTAATTTAGCTGGTACTATGATCGAAGGTAAGACTGCTGTAAAGAAAGCAGAAGCTGAAACTAAAATGAAGATAGCTACAGGTGAAATAGACTGGGACATAGCCGCAATGAAGGCTACAGAGAATAGCTGGAAGGATGAGTGGATTACTTTATTGTTTAGTATCCCGTTAATTCTAGCCTTCTGTGGTGACTGGGGAAATCAAATAGTACAAGCAGGTTTTACTGCACTAGAGGTTATGCCTGACTGGTATCAGTATTCCCTTGGTGGTATTGTAAGTGCTAGTATTGGTATGCGTGGTGTAAGTAAATACTTTGGGAAGAAATAAACATGAAGAACAACTTTGATAAATGCCTACATATGTTATTGGAACACGAAGGTGGTTATGTTAATAATAAACACGACAAAGGTGGTATGACTAATTTGGGAGTCACTAAGAGAGTGTACGACGAATGGATTGGTAGAAAGTCTACTGAACAAGAGATGAGAGACTTAACTCCAGATGATGTAGCTCCTATCTACAAGAAGAACTACTGGGATCGTGTCAAAGGGGATTACGTTCCTTCTGGGGTAGACTGGTGCCTTTATGATTGGGCTGTGAATTCTGGATCAGGTAGACCTGCTAAAGCTGTACAACGTGCAGTAGGAGCGACACCTGATGGTGTTATAGGTAAACAGACTGTAGGTCTTATAATGGAGAAAGATCCTAAGTTTATAATAGACTATGTATACACAGTAAGACAAGCCTTCTATGAAGGACTAGATGACTACAAACACTTTGGTAGAGGGTGGAGTAGAAGAAACACTGAGACACTTCACCAAGCTATGAAAATGGTAGAAGAGTAAACATAAAAAAGCCGTAGGTATCCACTCAAGGACGCCTACGGCTTTTTTGATTCTATACTTGTTGTGTGAGCATATTAATTTCCTCGCAGGTAGGTTAGCCTATCTAAAGCTCTAACCTCTGTCACACCACGCTTAATTTCCACCGTAGGGGCTATTTAACACCTACTGCATCCATAGTAATTGCTAGACCTTCATACAACATCTTTATGTCTTGATTGAGCTTAGATACTGCCCAGACTAAGTACACAGACAAAGCTAAATTACCTATAAGTATTCCTTCGTTTATTGTCATTTGCTCTCCATTAACTTAATAAGTCTAGCTCCGTACCATTCAGACTTCTTTAGGTCTTCTACACCATTCTTATATCTCCACCTATGTAAGTACTTAGCTATATTCCCTCGTAGGTATCCTATATATTCTTCTTCAGTTAAGAAGTCTTCTATGTAGTCTATACACTCTATACTACCTGTACCATAGTGTATTGGATTACTTACCATATCAAAATTCTTACTCTTCTCTAAATCCCACTTAGCCATTATAACTTTCTCCTTAGTGTGTAAGTAAAACAGTGTTTACCTTTTGTATCTTTATAAAACGCTTCACCTGTATTTAACGCTTCTTTTAACCTAGACGCAAAAGGTTTTAATACACCTTTATACTTTGTCCTTATAGCTTTGTCGTGGTACTTTTTGTCACCGTGAACAATAACTCTTGCACCTTTCTTATGTCCTAAATATTCAAAGTTAGAGGCTTTGTAAATTATACCAGAATGTCCATACTCTGAGTCCGCATAAGATACTACAACCTTACCATCCCAGTCTTTTGTAAGTTTCTTTAGGGATCTACCAATAAGAAAGCTCTCTGCATTTTTAGGCGTATCATCAACACAACATAATCTCCTTAGTTCTATTACATCATCTATACTATCACCAAATCTTTTCCACTGATTTGCCATTGCTAATCTACCATAGAATAAAGCTCCTTTCATAACACCTTCTGTATCCCTTAAACTATAACAATAATCAGATATACAACCGTTTATAGATTTAGAGTAGTGCCACCTTTCTATAAACTTTGATATACTAGACCTTTCTTCTCTTTGAACATACCAGTCTTTTAGTGCCATTATAGTATCCTCTGTTCCGTTAAAGGAGCATTTTTAACACATACTCAGGTGATTCGTCAAGTCTTAAGTTAAGTCTACAATCTCACAGCTATCTCCAGAGCAAGCTAATGTCTGGCTACCAGCAGTGTTGTCTTCTTGTTCGTAGTCAGAAAGTTTAGACCAGTCAATGTTTGATGGCATACTACCTAACATCTTGTGGTATGTTGTTTCGTCGCAGTCTTGGTA